GCAAATAAGTTGAAGTCAGACGGGGATATGTATCCGTAATTATTTTTATTCAGCACGGACATTACCGTTTGTCTAACTGAGTTTATCATCCTTAATTATTTTAGACAAAGATAGCTAAAAAAAAAGACCCTTTCAAATCGAAAGAGCCTCTTAATTTTAACCGTAAACAGTGTTGTTCTTAGAAAGCTGCTACTGTTATGCTAGTTACAGTTTCTCCTACTGGTAGGGCAACAACTTCTACTGCGTTAGTCCAAGCCGTTCTAGACGCTATTTCCAATGCTGCGTTTATAGCCGTAACTAATTTAAAAGTCCCAGCTACCGTCACTAATTCGTAGTGATGTAAAGAACCCATAGAGTTACTATAAATTCTCAAAGCCGTAGCACTTGTTTGTTCAGCAAATAAACCTGCTCCAATTGGAATAAGTTGTATGCCTTCTCCTGTCGTAATTTGTAAATACTTAGTCATAATAATTATTTAAAAAGTTAGTAAAAAACACCCACATATTTATGCGAGTGACTGAACAGCAAAAGTACGACTATTTTAGCAATGTTTCAAGATGGTCTAACATATCTAATCCGTCATTTGATTTGAAGAATGAAACTACTAAATCTAACGGGTCTTGACCGAATGGAGTATTCATCATTTTAGACTTGTTTGACGCTGTACTATACCAAACTTCTGTCTTGTTCTTTCTGTATGAAATTAAGCCCATGTCAAAGAATTGCTTAACTGTAGCCATTAACTTTAACTCAGGGTCACTAAGCACTTCTAAGAATGAAGATGGTTGGTTTTTAGCATATACCATAATATCTCTCTTCAATTCTGCCGTAGATACTTTAGACGAATCTTTGTTGAATAATACCCTACTAATTGTTTCTAACTGACTTAAATCAGTAAACAACTTTCTAGCTTCTACTATCGCATCTGCCTCTATCATTAACTCATCTACTTGAGTTTCTGCGTCTTTTGCTTCATTCACTTCACAAAATTTAACACCGTTTAATGGGTGTAAACTTAGAAATTGTTGAAGTACTTGATTCTGTTTTTGTACGTGTAAAAATCCGTCTTCAAAGATAACGGGTGCTAATATAGCGTTACCATCTTGCTCATCTTCATACGGACTTTTCTGATTACTTGCATATCGAAGCGCACGGTTTACACCTGTCTCTTCATCGAAATACATTAATGGAAATCTTTTACTGTTTTTGGTCGGTAACATGAAAGATAACGGGGCTACAGATTGAATTAAACGATACTGCTTATCTGTAAATACTTGTACTTTTTTATTACTCATTACTATATGATTTAATTAAAATTAAAAAAAGGGGAGAGGTTAATTCCTCCCCCCTCAGTTACTTTATTCCTATTGGTTAAACAAGAAGAAGTTGTTTGCACCTAGAGTACATACTGCTCTTTCAGATAGGAAGTTAACCTCCATCGCATCTAAGCTAGAAGTTGCTGCTCCACCTGCAGAACCTGTAATCCAAGTCTTATAACGTCTGTCTTCTGTTTGAGAAGCTCTATATCTAACGTGTAAGAATGGTCTCTTGACGTTCTTGCCCATTACTTGGTCATAAACAGAAGTAGTACCTGCTGGCACTAATAGTCCATTTACTCTACCTGAACCTGCTTGAGCACCTAAACCACCTCTCATTGTAGGGTCATTCAAATACTTCCAATCAGACTTGTAGAAATCATAACCTCTACGGAATCCTCTGAATCCTAAGTTTAATGACATTTCCTTATCATTATCGAAAAGACCATAAGAAACTCCACCTGGAGCACTAGACTGAGTAGCTAACATATCATCAATATCGAAAGAGAAATCTCTATCAACAAATAATACGTTTTCTTCAATCGCACCTTGCTTATCTAATCTTGACACGATAGTATCAAATTCAGCTAATGTAGTAGGATTACCTGCTCCCCATACGTTACCTCTGTTCTCTACAGAATAGAAGATACCGTCAGAACCTTTGTTTCCTACGTCACCTGTAGTTGCAATTGCTCCTGAACCTACTTCTGCTGGTACTGCTTCAATCATTGAAGTTTCCAAGTAATCATCGAAACGTAACCTTGTTTCATGCTCAGACTTTAGATACCATAGGAAACCACTTGCTCCATTCTCAGTAGTTACGTCTACCCAACCTATCTGCGCCATATCAGAACCTGATACAGTATATTTATCTTTTAAGATTATAGGAGAGTTTTCGAAAATCAAACTGTCAGCTTCCAAAGAACCTTGCATTCCTTCTGTTCCTTTCTTGAACTCAGAACCGTAAACGAAGATAGTATATACTTGACCGTCAACAGTAGTTAAACCAGCAGCGTTATAGAAAGCAACATCTATAGTTCTAGCTCCATAATCAACATCCTGTACGATAGCTTTAACGCTACCTGCTCCTGCATTGTCAGAAACGTGTATAGTTTGTCCAATTCTGATAGCGATAGACCCTGTAGCTTCATTTACGAATGCTGGATTTAACGTATCATTTATTGTGAAAGTAGCAGTGTCTACTGGACCTGCTGTTGCCGTCACACAGTTAGTATACTTCGTATGCAATCTTCCCTGCTCAGTCCACTTTATAAGGTCAGAATCCGATGGAATCTCTGCTGAGACACTTCTTAGGAATCCTGATATTGTTCTATTACCATATCGTTCAAACTCCTTAGCGTAAGTATCGGGAAGATACTGACTCAAAAAGTCGAAGTTAGTAATATAGTTTGATTGTACAGGTACTCTTTGAGCACTTGGCTGTAAATCAAAACCTGGTACACTTAATACACTCATTGTTTTGTTTTTTAAGGTTTTTATTTCTTGTTAGTTGACCTAATCCTTAAACCGCTACCGTGGTCGGGGTTTACTGATTTGACCTGTAATCCTGACTTTGTTGTTGAAGTTTCATTAGCAGAGCGTGTTGTCATGTTAATGTTCTTTAATCCTCGCATCTGTGAATCGGCTGCAGCCGACTTACCTTGTTCATAAAAGAAGTTCGCGAACTTGTCAGGGTTCATCGCTACAGCTAAGGATTTGTGATAACCAGCAGCATCTTGAATACTTCCATCCTCTGACTTATATTTCTTTATGAAATTAGTCGGGTCTGAATGTATCTTCTTCAACTCGTTGGCATCTCCTGTTGAAAATAAGAGTTTGTTATCGTCAATATTGAACTCAAAACCTTTGAACTCATCTCCGAACACATCCCCTGTCTTTTTCAGAAAAACTTCTCTTATCCGAGATTGTTCCTCTTCAGCAGTCTTAGCTTCAGCTATATATTGTTTATATTCCTCCGCGTCTTTTGAGCTTTCAAGAGACTCTTCCCTTCTAGACTCTAGAGGGAGTTTGTATTTCTCTTTTTCACCTGCAAAATAATCTTTGGCTTTAGCAATAGTCTTTTTCTTAGATAGTTTTATTTTCTTAATATCTCTATCTTCGTCTATATCTTCGTCATATTCATAGTCTTCCATTAAGTCACTAATATCATCTGCGTCTAATCCTTTCTCAGTTGCAGTTAGATACTCTCTTAATAGTTTATCTTCAGGCATATCGTCAAAGTCTTCTTGTAGCTTGTAGAAGTCTTTTATACCACGCCCTGTTTCTTTCTTATAATTCATGTAAGCAGAAACGTCTTCAGGTAACTCTTCTTGAGCTTCCTTTTTAGCTTCATTGAACTCATCTAGAGACTCAATTGTTCTTCCGTACCTCTTACCCATAAAATCAATAACTTCTCTCTCGGTAGCCTCTTTAGGCAGTTCTTCTGCAGGTTCGTTTTCAGCCGCTTTAGCTTCTTCACCTGCCGCTTTCTGTTCGTGCTGTTCTACTATTTCTTGTTCTCTTTGTTGTGAAGATTTGTTATCATCTTCCCCTTCGTATGCCTTTACTTTAATTTCCATTTTATATTGAATTTAATTATTATCTAGGGTTGAACTCTGCTAAATCAAAACCATCTAAACTATCCTCGTTTGACTCGAAGTTCTGCGGAGGTAGATTGTTAGTCCTTTGATTTATTAATTTACTTTGTTCCGTATTCTGCTGGCTAATTCTATCTGCTTTCGCTCCTTCCTTTGAATCTTCTCTTCCTTGTAAATTCTGAGAATCCATTTGCCTTAATTGAAGGTTCATACTATACTCTTCCCTCATTAGTTTAAGTTTTAAATCAGCTTCTACATTCAACTTCTCTATTTCAAATGCTACATCTCCTTGTCTGTACTGTAACTTAGCCTGAGTTTCTGCTTGTAGTTTCATTTGATTAGCTTGAATAGCCATCTCCTGAGCCTTCAATTGTTGTTGAGCAGCCATAGCTTGCTGTTGCATAGCCATCTTCTCTTCTCTCTCTTGTTTAGCTATCCTCTTCATTTTCAGAAGTTGATTTGCTAACTTTATATTTTTAAGCTCCCTAATATCTATCGCATCTTCAAGGTTTATATCTCCTTTAGATAATGCCATTTGAATATTAGCCTCAAGCTGCGCCCTTTGTTCTTCGTCAGGTGATAACTCAATAAATATTCCGAAGTCATATATGTATAAATCGCTAATATCTCCTAATATGGAAACATTGTACTTTCCGATTTGATTTATAAACTGTTCCTTGAAATCAGCGTATTGTAAAATATCAGCTACCCTGTAAGTAATAGCTTCTGCTAAACTCTTGTATATGTATAAACTTCCGTCAAGTATATGCCTTGTAGCTACATTGGAATTTAATGCCGCCATCTTCTGTAAACCAACTAATGAGTTAGGGTCAGGCATACTACCATCCCTTGCTTCGTTTAGCCCAGTTACATTTCTTATCTGATTTAGATAATGGTTGTAATTTGTATGAAGCATTTGAGTCTTGGATGCCCCCGAAGAAGATTGTAATTCTTTAATTGGAACTTTACCTTGGTTATACTCACCGTCTTGTGTATAACTTCTACCAATAACACTACCCGTTTGGAAGTACAATCTTAGCGCATCTTCAGGGTTATAAGCTTGTCCGTTTCCAAGGTCAACCTCGTTAAGTCCGTCAGCGTCAATATATACACCGTCAGGCACGACTCTAGAAATTACTTGTTGTAACTTTAAATGAGTTATCTGAATAAGGTCTGCGAATGGTATCATACGTCTAACTAAAGACTCGATGTTACCTTTATACATTCTTGGAGCAGCACATACATAGTTAGGAATAGCGTGTTGAGTGGCAGATTGTGGTCTAACCATATTCTCAGCCAATTCCCATTTCAGTAATATGTTTGTACCCATAACCATAACGCCATCATACCAAACGTCAATCGTCTTAGTTTCTTTTGTGAAGTTACCGTCTTCTTGCATTTCGATAGGAGGGTTGAACGTATCGTCCTTTTCTATCATGCTCACATTACCATTATCCTTAACCTTCCTTTTATACACAACCTTTTTAGTTGTCTTGTAATTGAAGTACATTAAGGTAGAAGTATCTCGGTAAAAAATATCGTCTTGTTGTAACTGAGAACCACTATAATAGTTATACCAACTCTGAGATGATTCTGAAATCTCTTTTAAATCTTCTGCATCTAGCTTAGGGTCAATTTTCACTAACTCTACAATAGGAACTGTCTTAATTTCACCCCAATAAAAACAGTCCTTAAAGTAAGGGTCTTCTGTATAACTGTATATTACATTAGCAGGGTCAACATAGCTTATCCTAACACCATCCCCCATAAGGAACTCGTGCTTACCGCAAGCTATACCCAATACAGTCATATCGTAGTCTAACCTCTTTCTAGTGTCATCGTATTTATTGGACTCGAATATTGTGCTAATTGCTTCCTCTTCCGCTATCTCAATAGCTGGCTTATAATTAAGCTGCATATACAACTTCAACTCTTCGTCTGAGTTTGGTAATTCTTCGGGTGAAACAGTAAAAGGGTCTACTCCTGTTTTCTTTTGTATAGTCTCTAATAAAGGCTTAGCAACCATCTGACCTTCTATCATTTGCTGATACTTACTTCTCTTAGATTGAGACATAGCATCTTGAGCAAAAGCTTGAGGTACAAACTCTCTATCTTGCATACCGTTAACAACAATATCAACGAACTTCGGAAGGATAGGTACAGGAGTCCAATCTAGGTTTAGATAAGATAAATCTCCATCAACAGCAAGTTCATTCTTATATTTACTTACAGGCTGTTCTCCACGAGCATATAATCTTAATCTATGAAATTCATTAGACTGATTATAAAATCTACAGCTACCTGAGTCTTTTTTAAACCATTCGTATTGTATAGCTTGACCTATTTGCAATCCGAACTCAGGAGTTTTTTTAGTTGCATCTGTAGCGAATTGACTAGGGAATCCTTCTGATGATATGTTTACTTCTACCTTCTTCATCTAATAATTTCGCTTTGTGTTCCTTTGTTACTATAGGTCGCAAAGTTAACACTTATTTTCGAGACTTTTGACTCTGTTTGATACAGGTGTCTCTGAGTTGCCATTATCGCTAAACCTGACGATATACTTGCATCAAAGTTAGTTCTGTTGGTAATATCAAACTTAGCCCAATCTTCTAATGTCCTTCCGAAAATGCAATCTCCCATTTCATCTTCGTTTTTCATGCCAATATGTTCCTCAATGTAAGATTCGATTGCAGAAGCATGAGCCTGTTTTATATCCTCACTTGAGTTAGGCATTCCTCCTAATTCCTTTTCAGTCTTCGATAACTTGTTGTAAACTTTATCGGGTCTGTTCATGGAAAAACCTCTATACCCTCTGTTCTTGAAATGATACAGAAGTCTTGGTTTGTTGTTCTCTATTAATATCGGCATACCGTAAAACACGCAAGCCATTAATACGTCTTCGAAAAATATCTCTGCAGTCTGAGGTCTAGCTATGTATTCTAAAAAGAATTGATTGATAGGTGCTTTGTCCATGTGGAAACCTGTCTTACCATGAAGCGCACCGTTCGAACCTCCACCTCCTACAACTCCTGATATATCATAACTATCACATCCAAATGCTCCCAGGTGTTTGTTGGCAGGATACTTTATTCCGTTCCTAGTTTCTATCCTATTGTGCATACCTTTCTCAGGTGTCCACGAAACATAAAATCTGCCTTTAGTGTTAGGACTGAAAATAACCTCAGTATCTCTTATACCGTTTTTCCAAATGAAATTACCTCTAGTTAAATGATGAGCTAAAATTAACGAATCATTATAATCTACTTGTTGGTATATTTTTGTTAAGTTGAATATAGACTGCTTACTCTCATCTCTAAAAGCGTGTGACTCTGTTCTTGGGAACTGACGGTAGTATTCGTTCAATGCGTCTGCATCGTTTTTCAGCGCCTCTACCTCTCCTTCCCAAAAGTCAATTGCTCCATCAACTATCATATCCCCATCTATGCCTAAAACAGGCTTTAGAGGTGTCCTAAAGACAGGGAAACCGAATCTATCTATATAACCCTCGTAATTCCATTCCATTGGAATAAAGAGCGCGTATAAGCCGCTTTTAGTTCTACCGTTCTTACTTCTTGTAGAAAGCGCAGACTCCATGTACATTTTCTTGTATTCAGCTCCACCTTTACTAAGTGCATTTGAGGTTGACCCCATCATACACTTTCCTATAATTTTTTTACCTAACAACAAACAAGTCTTAGTCACCCTCCAATTGTTTATAATGTTAGTGGGTTTTAGCCATTTAGCTGATTCATCATGAGCTAAGAACAATAACTTCTCTCCATCATAGGAGTTGTCTGCAGTGTTCTTCCAATCTATACTTGTATCTAAACCATCTAAGTCATCTAGTTGGTCTTCGTACATATTCTTTTTCGTAATCTTAGAGGCTGGAATCCTAAATGCTAGTTCAGTCTTAGGTTTATCCATACCATCTTGAATAGGCTTGAAGAAAAACGGATACCTGTTTGCGATAGGCACAACTTTATCAGTAAACATTTTCTTGGCATCTGGACCTGTTTTAGATAATATTCCAATCCTTGCATCTTTAGCAAGTGTAGCTATATTCACACACTCGGATGATTCCATAAATGAGAATCCCGAACGTCTTATCTTTAGGTAGTCCATACCAAAACATCTATTATCAGCAACGCAAGCTGCCCAAAATAAATGGAATATTCTATTTGCTTCTCTGTAATCGGGATAACCTATATCAATCCTAGCCCATTGTAGATACATATAATTAGCACCTGAAATGTATGTAGGTTTTCCGTTATTCATAAACCAATAACCTTCTTCTCTTTTATCAAACTCTTCCTCTATGTAATCTACCCACCTATCTTTAAACTCAGTAGCCTTTTGATTCCATTGGAAAATAGTCTGAATCTTAGATAATGATTTAGGTATATCTTTTCTCTCCCAATATTGTTCTGACTTCTCTTTGCTCCTTTTGAATACACTCTTAGGCTCAAGCGGTAAGGCTATGTCTAATCCTTGAATACACACAATATCGCCTATAGTACCGTCTTTAGATATTACAACAAAGTCATACTTCGCGTCATACCCGTAAGCCCATGACTTCGCTCTGTTCTTGTTTGTATGAACATTTTTAGGAATTACACCCCTAACTATTTTACATAAATTAGCTTGACCTTCTTTCTGCAAATCCTTGTGTTGTACTTGTTCTGTTAGCACCATTATTCAAGACATCTATTGCCTCCTGCTCTGAATCTATTCTGCTTAGTATTTCGAAAGCATCGAATATAGCTAACTTCTTAGTAGCTGCAGCGTTCTTTAACTTGTCTGCTGCTAAATCTATTGCTTCAGCACTTCTCTCATCTGAAGCTTTCTTATTTAAAATCGGCTCTTTCGCTACTTTGATTAGTTCCTTCACGGCTTCGTGACCTGCTTTTATTATCTCTAATCTTGTTTCCTTTGAGTTCATTTTTAATTCGTTTTGATTTCTTTATAGGGTACTCATTCCACATCTCATCCCAATATTTATGACTCATAATGTCATAGTTATCTGATGGTCAAATACTCTGTACATAACTTCTCCATCTACATTAAACTCATACTCGCTTTCTGGCTTAAAAGAAACCTTTGAACCTTTAATAACGCCTTCGCTAATCATGTAAGCATTAGGATATACTACTATACCAACCAAAGGTTCGTGAGCTATGTTCTTGTAAAGATACGAGTCTTCTACAGAAGCGGGTCTAATAAAACAGTTTTTTCCGTAAGCATTCCAACCGTTCTCATTCTTATACATAAAGAACTGCTCGCTATCTACAAAGAATAAATCGTCTTTAAACCAACTCTTACCGCTTTTCTGATTACCCTGTATGTCATTGTAGTACTTAAAAACATTATGATGGACTAATAAGATGTTTCCTATTTTAATAGGTCCTTTATAGCCTATAGGTAGTTCTATGACCTCAGCTTCTCGATTTGAGTACTTGTGGTCTTCTTGAGAAGTGTTTACTATTAAATCAATTCCCCCTACTTCTTTTGTGTTGTTATACCTAGTCCCTTTTAAAGGTCTAGTTATAAACGCAAATGGTGATTTCAAATTTTAGAAATTTATGTTATATTCAATTGATATTGGCATCGTGTCAGTAAATTCTTTCCATAGCAATATTTCATTGTCTCTTTCAATATAGATAACAATAGAGGACTGTTCTTTCTTTATCAAATGGATTTTAAAGTTTCCGTTTAATATGTCTTGACCTAATATGTAGTGCATAGCACTAGTGTAGTCTGGTCCTATTGATATTTTCCTAATATTCATTTTATTCTGATTTGTAAATTAAAACACTTACAGAAGGAGACGTATTTAAACTACCTGCTTGACCTGTGTATCTAAGGCAACTAGCATTATTATCTCCTGAACTTCCTGAATCATTATTCATTCTAATAGCAAGTGTAGAATTTGCTACTACAGTAAGTATTAAGTCTTCTTTATGCGTATTAAACACTGCGCTATTACCTTCAAGTCCATAAATACTTGTTGGAGAAATATAAGTTGCAGGTACGCCACCAGCACTATCGTATAAAATAGCAAATTGAGTATTTGATTGACCTGCATTCGCACCCCTACCAAAAGAACAAGATAATGAAATACGATAGTTACCTGCCTCTATAAAAGTAATAAGACCTGCTACGTCTAGAACAACATTAGAGTTAAGTTGAGCAGAACCAAGAGTTAATTGCAAAGGAGTATCTACCGCAGAAGGAGATTGAGTTGTAACGCTTTCAGCCGTCATATTTAACACGTAAGAAGGGCTAGTAATCCAAGTAGGTGCACTACCACTGTTACTAGAAAGAACTTGACCTACAGTTCCGTAAGAATCTGCGCCATCTGATATTCCAAAATTTAAATCTAATGTAGTATTAAATACACTAACACTTATAGGAACAGTAGCGATTCCAAAAACTTGCCCTCCTTCTACTATTAAGTCTGAGTCTTTTGTAGATAATGTAAGGTCGTTTGTAGCAGTATCACCTGCAGTAAGAACTTGCGCTAACGTAGGTGTCGGAGCAGAAGCATCTACCCATTGAACTT